CTTGTTGTTCAGCAAGGTGATCGCGGTAAGTTGGAATTTTCTGTTTCTAACTTCGTGCCAGTAGGTAATAAACCAGCATAAATAAAACAAAAGCCCCTAAAGATTCGCAGTCTTTAAGGGCTTTCTAACTTGTCAACCTGATATAGAGGCTAACAACATGGAAGCAATTATAAACCCGTTTGAAGTAGAAAATGCAAGTGATTTTAATACTCCTTACGAATATAAGTTAAAAATAACTAATTTTGCTAATAAAACTGTCGATCTTGTGATGACTAAAATCAAGCACAAAATACCGGTAACACGAGAGGCGTTTAAGGGAATGATTACAAGTTACCCAAAAACATTAACTGAGGACGAAAAAGAGGAAAAACGCCTTGAAAACGTTCGTCGTTCTGCTACTCGTGCCAAGCAAGCTGTGCATCATGCTGTACGTTCTTTGGGTGCTGATCATATGCTGACGCTTCATACCCGTGAAAATATTCAGGATAGGGCGCAATTCTTTACAATTTTTCAGCGTTTTGTTCGTCTTGTTCGTGAAAAGGATGTTTCTCTAGTCGCTGGTGTTCCTATGCTTGTTGCTCGTAAAGAGAAACGTGTTTGGGGTTATGTGGCTTGTTCTGAATTACAACAACGTGGCGCTTATCACATGCATGTTGCGTGTGTGGGTAAACAGGATTTGGCTTTGCTTCGTGCTTGTTGGTATGTCGCCCTTGGTGGTAATCCTAGCGATAAAGGCTCGTCTGTACTTGGTCAGGTTGATGTTCGTTATCGTGAAAAGCGTTTTAGTGGCCAGACTGATGTACATAAAACTTTCACTCTTGTTTCCTATATGACTAAGTACATTTCTAAGTCATTTGAGGATGCTGCCGAGCTTGGTTTACGTCGTTATAACGCGAGTCGCTCAATACCGAAGCCAATAGTTAATAAACAGTTTATTTGGTCAAGCTACCATAATAATGGTGGTGGTTTTGCTGAGGCTGCTACTGAGGTTTTTGCAATTGCAAATTTTCTTGGTGTTGATGTTTCTACTTGTTGGAATCGTGGTGAGGATATATTTATTTTGAGAGGGGTTGAATCATGAAATATATATTTGAATGTAATTCTGATTCTGACTTACTACAATTAAGAGATTTTCTTAATAAGAAATTTCAAGTTATACCTTCAAATTTCGATAAAACGCAAAGCATTGTAATGCTTGGCATGTCTGTCAGAACAATTATGGCACTGTTTGGCAGCGATATTAAAACAGTTGATCATCTTACTGAATTTACAGCTTCCGAACTTATTAGAATTCCAAATTTTGGGCGTAAAGCTTTTAATGAAGTTATCGAAGCTTTGCGTGTCAACGGTCTTTCTCTCTTGGTGACTCCATGAAAAAATTAATCTCAATCTTAGACTACGTTTTTAATGATGGTCTTTTAATGTTTATGCTTGGTGCTGCTCTGGCGTTGGCTTTTTATAGCTATACCACGATTACATCATTGCAGGAACTTGATCGTTTATTGGTGTGTAAATAATGCCTTCCTGCATCGTATTTTCAACAACTCCAAAAGTTAATTGCACAAATTTAAACGGCTATCAGGTCGGTACTGGTCAATATGCGCCAACTGGCTGCACTAGAACCGATGTTGCAACTTATACGGTTACAACTCCAACAGATATTAGTAGCTGTACTGGTTTATTAATTTCAGGTGCTGAATATAACAGTCTAAATTCTGTAAATATGGCTGATTACAGCTATACAGATGCGGCTGCCATGTGGGGATTCGCTTTTAGTACGGTGTTTATGCTCTGGTATCTGGCAAAGAATTTAGGAATGATTATTAACGCTGTTAGGCGTTGGTAAAGGGTTTTGATAGCTCATAAGGCTATTAAAAAAATCTAGGGGTACAGTTCCTTAGTCGTTACACCTGCGTGAGGTGGTTTTTTAAATGGAGTAATTAAAATGTTTAAAACATTAAAACGTGTTGTTCTGGCTGGTTTTGCTGCTGTTTCTGGTTTTATCGCAACTTCTGCACAAGCTCTACCTGTTGATGTTACCAGCTTAACGGCTGCTGTTGACTTCTCTACTGTGATCACTGCAATTCTTGCGGTTGCTGCGATCATGGTGGGCGTTTATGTAGCTTGGAAAGCTGCAAAAATGGTTATCGGCGCTGTAAAAGGCTTGTAATTAAATTACTCACTGGCTCAAAAGGTCAGTGAGTTTTTTTTAATCGTCATTAGGTTTAATTTATGCCTGTCTATCTTACACATGCCGAAATTCTCAATTTTTCAATGTTTGCAATGGGGCTCTTGTGTGCTTGGGCTGTGATAAAAGGGCTTAGTGATGATTAAAAAGAAATTAGTAATAGCTGCTTTATCGGTTTCTTTAATTTTTGGTGTTAATCAATCTAAAGCTGGTCTGCCTCTTTTTTTTGCGCTTGGTTTTCTTGATGCTGGTGGTGCTTTGACTGCTTCAGGTTGGGGTTTATTAACTGCTGGTGTATTTGCCACACCTATTGCGCTGCAAGGATTAATTGGTCAACGTATGGGGGCATTGAATCTTCAAACTGATAAAGATGGTGATGGAATAAAAGAGCAGTATAGGTTGCCTCTGACAAATGAAACTCGTGATCGTCCAGTTGCTGAACCAGATGTCCCCGCTGAAATACCTGTAACTAACCCTGATTCGGTGCAGCCTACTTCTAATTGTCCATCTGCTTATACTTCACAAGGCGGGTCTGGTTCCTGTTCATATTTTGTAGATTACAGTTTTACTAATAATTCTTCTAATCCTGCATATTGTGATCAAAATTATCAGTACCGACCAAATGATACTAGCGGCTGCCCAGGTGGTTATACTTATGGTGGTCTAAACGAAATGTATGTCGCTGCCTCTTTAACTTGCCCATCTGGCTATTCAGGCACAACTTCATGTACTCGTAATCCTGAAACTCCACCTTGTGATACTGGCTATTCATCCAATGGCTCTGGTGGTTGCAATCTTACTGAACCAGAAAAAATACCAGATAAAAACTGTGATCTTAAAGTGTCCACTTCTGGCGGTACAACTTACATAAGCAATAACACTGACCCAGATTGTTCAGGCTTAAATCCTTTAACGCCTGATGGTAAGTTTCAGCAAGCATTTAAGGCTGATCTTAGCCCTGATGGTGTGCAACCTGCCAAACCTTACAACATTATTATGGGTGCTGGTTTCTGGTCATTCCCTGCCACGCTCACAGATGGTTTACCAAGTGTTGGCAATTCACTAACTGCGACTATACAACCAGCTGATGCATCGGAGCCCGCAAAATCCATCAAAATTGATTCAGTCAATGGCGTTGTAACTGGCGTTAGTTCGCAAGCGGTCGCTGGCAATATAGCCACGGCTGGCACTACTTACGTCAATTCAGCAGGGCAGACTGTAACAGTCGGTGCAAATGATCTTGTGATGGTCGTGCCAAATGCCACTGGTGTCTACACTGTTGCACCAGCTGGTACTGCATCGTTAACTATACCGAGTGACTATGCTCGATCTGGTGAAGCTTCCACGGCTGCCAATGTGATTCGGGATAAATTGGCAGAAACTGCACCGCAGACTGATCTGGAATTACCAACTTTAGAAAATCCTTTATCCAGTTATTTCAACCCGCTTCGTGCTTGGTCTGTACCTGTTCAAGCTGGTACTTGCCCGACTGGTTCATTTACATGGAATGACAATGTTTTTACTTTCGATGTGATGTGTCAGCTTTTTAACGAGAATTTAACCATTATTCAGGGCGCAATGAATACGCTGTATGTGCTGGCAGCTTTATTCATTGTGTTGGGGGCTTAGGTATGCAAAAAGCATTTATGCTCGTTTTTGGCTGGTTGTTGCGCGGTGCCCAGCTCAAATTTATATTGTTCACGGTGATTGTTTCACTGTTCACATTTGTGATGACTTTTGTAGTACCTGAAATTGCTGGTTTTGTTTCACCTGCAGCATTAAGCGCGGCTTTTGTTTCGGTTGATCCGCGCGTATGGTATTTTATCAATCTAATGAACCTGCTTACTGGTATGTCTATCATTATCTCGGCATATGTGGCGCGTTTCATTATTCGCCGCTTGCCGTTTATAGGTTAAGCAATGCCTGTTAAAGCATATGTTGGTGAGCCACGAAGCGGAAAAACTTATGAACTAGCATCTGTTGTTATTCTTGAAGCTTTAAAACAAGGTAGGCGCGTTTTATCTAATATAGCTGGTCTTAATTATGATGCTTACGTTGAGCTTATCAAACTAGAAAATCCGCATATAACCAATATTGGCACGATTGTTAATTTACAACATGATGAAGTTAAAAATGCTGATTTCTGGCTTACTGATGTAACTGCTAATAATGAACGCCACGAACGGCAAATTCAGCGCGGTGATTTTATTGTGCTTGATGAAATATGGCGTTTTTGGGATGGTTTTTCTCGTGCTGACAGTGAAGGTGTTAAACGCCCTGAAGCTGTTTTAAATTTCTTTAGAATGCATGGTCAAATGCCGCATCCTAAATCAGGTTTGATCTGCGAGATTGCTTTAATAACGCAGGATTTGCAGGATATTCATCGCAGCGTAAAAAATATCATTAATCAAACGTTTGTTACAACTAAGCTAACTTCGCTGGGAATTTCTAAACGTTATCGCTTGGATGTATTTCATAAGCACTATATTAGTCGTAAGCCTTTAGCCAGTTATCAGAAAGAATACAACCCTAAATTTTTTAATTTGTATAAATCCCATTCAGCAAAACAAGAAGGGGACGCAGACGCGGTTGAGGTTTCTACTGATAAGCGCGGTAATATTTTAAACGGCATATTAATAAAAATTGGTTTACCGATTGCATTGCTGTTTTTACTTTTTGGTTTTTATTTTGCATGGGGCTTTTTTCATCCTGAAACGAAGGAAACACAAAATGCTGAAACTGCTGTTAATAGCGTACCTGTGGCGCAAAATCCGACAATTGCGCCAGCTGCCGCGCCTGTAACCTCGTATAGTTCTGAATGGTTTATTCATGGCTACTATACAAAAAACAATCAGTTAACTGTGATTCTCGTTAACGCCTCTGGTGCATACCGTTATTTGATTAATCCTGATTTTTCCAGTGTGGGCTTAGATATGAAAATTCTTGTCGATGGTGTACCGGTCACAAACTGGCTGCCGAAAAACAATGTCAGCAATGCGATTATCCAATGATTATTAAATACTTAGGCTTACTTGGTCTCGGCATGTCTCTAACGGTTTCGGCTGCTGATCTGCGGCTGGATAATGTACGGCTCAATGAGCTGGCAAAACTCGGTTATACAGAAATTTTAAATGCTGATTTCATAGCAGATAATGACTTTAATAATGAATCTAAAACCGTTTCTGTGTATTTAAAAAATAAGACTGATAAAGAGCTGAAAAACTCTATTAATTCGCTGATAGATGCTGCTGGTTATGATGTGAACGAGAAGGGCGGCATTATCCGTATCAGTAAAAAGTTACTTAATGAAACGCCCGATCTCACACCGTTTTACTATAAACCGAAATATCGTGATGTTGTTTATCTTAGCGATCAGTTAAGCGGCTTGTTTAAAACGGGTAATTTCACATTCAAGCGTCAAATTCAGTCAGGCACCAAAGATACAGATAAAGGCGGTGTCCAGAATGTAGGCAATAACGCGCAGTCGGTCATTTCTAAGCCACTCGATGCGTTTATATTCAACGGTACTAAGAATGAAATAAACGCGCTGCAAGGGTTGTTAAAAGTGCTTGATGTGCCAGATGACCAAGTTCAGATTACTGCTTACTTATACGAGGTTTCTAATTCTGATCTTAAGCAATCCTCTTTCAGCTTGGCTGCTTCGCTCCTGGGCGATGTATTCAAAATTAATATAGGTGGTGATACGCTGAATAATTCAATTAGTTTCAAGTCTGGGAATTTTCAGGCGGCTATATCTGCTTTGGCGGCTGATAGTCGCTTCAATGTGATCTCTAGCCCGTTATTAATGGTTAAGAATCGCCAGAAAGGCTCGTTTAATGTAGGTGCAGAAACGCCAGTACTCGGCAATGTCAGTTATCAGAATAACGGGCAAGCCGTGCAATCAGTGGAATATAAACCGAGTGGGGTTATCTTGGATTTAACGCCTGTGTTCCGTGATTCAGGCATTGAATTAACCATTCATCATCAGATTAGTAATTTTGTAACAACCAGCACGGGCGTTAATAATTCGCCTACGTTGATCAAGCGCGAATTAAACACGGTGGTTAATGCTGGCTTTCAGGATGTGATCTTACTCGGTGGCTTGTCAGAATTGAAAGAAACCAAATCAAAATCGGGGCTGTGGTTCCTGCCTGATCTGCTGCATTCAAAAACACAGGATTCGAGCAAATCCGATATTCTGCTATTGCTGCACGTTAATAAGATTTAACCAATACAAGGGTAAATTTTCCATAATTTAATTTTCTGTTAGTATTTGAGAAAATAATAACCATAAGAAAATTATGTCTATCTTGATTCTTGATTATTGTGTTTTCTGTCTTTCTAAACCCACGGACTTTATAGGCTGCGAGCTTTTTTGGTTTTCTTGCATTATCGTAGCTGAAATATTTCTGCTCTGGTTCATCATTTCAAAGGTAAAAAACATACTTCGTGAACGTAAGCAAGTGCGTGATTATTTCAAGCGCATTGCTGATCGTGAAAAGGTAGCTGAACCCGAAGTTATGGAAAGGCATATTTGGCGCGGTGAGTAGGGATTATTAAGGGCGTAGCCCTTGATGGTGGCTTACTGCGTTTCATCTTCTCTAGCATTAATTCGCGTGCTTTGATGCTATCCCCTTAATAAATGGTTTTCGCGCCCTGTAGACGGTTTTTAGAGGTTTTAAAAATACGCCCGCAGCGCCAGCGAGGACGTAATTTTTAGAAACCGATTGATTGGGTTTAGGCGTTAGCCGTCTAGATTTATATTACGGACACATTACAACCAAGATTAAGAAAAAAAAGGTTTATGGATGGTTTTACAAATCGAGCAGTAACGGATGTTCCTAAGTGGGCATCGCTCTTGAATAACTATTATTGGCGCATCAGGGTAGAGGGTCGCAATAAAGCATTGCGTAGAAAGTTTTACAGGCTGGTGAGAATTGAAAAGCTGCGGCTTCTGGAATCAGGTGTGCCGTTGTCACAAATAAATGCGGTTTGTAAGTATCTAGTTAGTCTTAAGCAAGTAAATGCAGATCGCATGGTTATTGTGTTTGAAAGCGATATTCAACAACTTAGCTTTGATTTTTATTATTAATGAATTTAACATAATATACATTATACGAAGTTTATATTAAAGCATATGGCACAATCTTTTTACTTGCAAACACTCGTAAAGATAAACCCCTTTCGTGTTTGCAAGGCTAATAATTTTACATCTGTAGAAAACATAAACTTTCACAAAGTGCATTAACGTTATATATATACAACTCGCACCTTATTAACTTAAATTAAATTTAAGCGTCGTAGGCGCATTTTCCAGTTTTCTCAAGGCACAGATATTAACCATTCATAAATAATCAGCCTGAGAAGCTCGATTTAAAAAAATCGTAACAAGGATTGAGAATTCTTTAGCAAAAAATCATACCTTAGAATTATCCAGAAATACATCTCAAGCTGCTTTATGAGCTTCGCCAATTAAATTGCAGAAATCATGAGTAACTGAAATTACATTTTCAGGAATGGCTGCATTTAGTTTATACAGTTACAATTTCTCTATCACCGCATAAGCAAATAGATAAAGCTCATTATCCATCTAATCTATGTAATAAATAAACCTAACTTAGACAATAAGAGTTCAATTGGACAGTTTTAAATTAAGGTAAGAAATTAAACTGTCTAACTACTATTTAAACACTTTAAATTGTTTTATTTACACAACAATCGTATTTTTAATAGATAGTTTCACTTATGCACTTGACATTGTCCAGTTCATCTGTATATTTGTAACTGTCTAAATGTGCTGTGGATGTGGATAATGATTACAAGCAAATACTTACTTGAGCAGACTGGTCTTTCCAGAGCTACTCTAAATAATTACATTAGCTTGGGATTGTTACCTAGGCCTGTCGTTAAACGTATTGCGACAGAGCCTGATGCTAGCCTTACTACTTTGGGCTATTTTCCGGATTGGGTAGTCGACAGAATTCAATTGATTAAATCCCTGAAAAAACAAGGTTTGTCGATGAATGCCATATGTCAGAAAATTACATCGGAAAATATAATCGGCAACTCTCCTATTGAAGATGTCACAGAAAAAAATAATGAATATATACCTGATTCTTTAACTGATCATACAAAGGCATCCTTTGAAAAAGGGCATGACATGATGATGGATAACACTTCTAAGAAAATAAATTCACAAGAATCTCTAAATGTGTCGATAGACAGCATCCCCTACCCCGCATATATGATTAATTATGAATGCGGGCTGGTATGGTTAAACCATGCTGCTCAGCAGTCTTTTTTTATAGATGCATCAATACCGGATCGAGCCGAAGATAGGTCAATTATTCCAAAGCTGCTTGAATGGGCTAAAAGTTTAAGTGAAGCAGATAAAGAGGTATTATTTAAATCACACTTTAATGTAGTAAAGCATCGGTTATCAAAGGACACACTATCAAGAACACTCCTGTCTTTGCCGCAGGAACAGAGGCTTTGGCTAGAAAACTGTTACGATCAGTCAGAGCCCTCTAAAAACACATTAATACAAGATACAACACTTCATTACCCGGCTAATGTAAATAAACGCATCATCGCTATCAGTTTTAGAGAAGGCGTGCTATTTACTTATGTGCCTAAAGACGCTGATGCTAACCAATTACTTGAGTGGCTATCACATCGTGACTCAGTCATTCGAACTTTACTTAGTCAGAGACTGCCGGTCTTAACGCCTGTAACTGCTATGGTTGCTGATTTACAGAA